AACGCTCTTGGTCAGGTACTCCTGCGGCATCTAATTTAGCAGCAGCAGCGAACAAAGCATCAATCATATCTGAAGATGACTCAGAAAGGTTAGTTCCTGTCATCTCAATATTACCGCCACCAACAGCTTCAGGTGGTACATCATCAGAAGAAGTTATCTGTGAACCATTGTAAAGTACGTTAATCAAGCTCTTGTCAGCAGACTTAGCTAGTGCGTAGCCCATCTTGCGGCTATACTCTGAACGATAATCGTAGTGATTCTTTGCTTCATCTAAGCTATCAATGAATTGATAAGATGTTAGCAACGAGTCAATACCGATACGACGCTCATTGTGTCTGATGGAAGATAAACCACCATCAACAAGCATATCAGTTCCTGCTGTGTGGTATTCTGCATCTGCTGTGCCGATGATTGGAAATTGTGCTGTATGTCCCTGAGAGATAGTACGCACGGTGTGTAGGGGCATCATCACGTTAGCTGTTTCAAAAGCTGTGATGACTTCGCCTGAAAATTGCTTTAAGAAGAGCGCATTTGAATCTGCGCCTCCGTCAGCGGTTCCCAAGCCTGTGAATGTAAAAGCCATAATAAACCTCCTGTGGTTTTGGCGTTAAAAAAAATTAGTTAAAGATAGAATATTGCTTGGGATGTAGAGTTGTCCTTCGTAAAGGGCTAAACACTTACGCTCAATTCCGTAACACCACTTACATGATGTTAGAGTTTGCGAGTTTGCGTGTAACAGAATCGCGGAACGCAGGGTCGTTATGGTACTTAGGGTTAGCCATGTCTCTCTTCATTTCTGCTAGAGAGGCGTAAGCTTCGTTGCCTGAGCCACCTGTTTTACCTTGCATTAGATTTGGTTGAGTGCCGTTCTCCATTTGGTAGCGAGCTTGTAAGCCCTTAACCGCACTCATTGTTTGATTAGTATCTCCTGAATTAACTGCCGCGTCGAACACAGCAACCTCTTCAGCAGAGAAAGATTCGGAAGCCCATTGAACCATAGCTGTGTATGCTTCCTCGCCTCCGACTTGATTATACACGTTAGCTGTGTATTGTTGAATTAAGGCTTGCTGCCCTGCTATATAAGTATCTACCATATCTTTCGATAGACCTTTAGCTGCTAGACCTTCATAGTCTGACTCTTCTAGCTTACCATTCTCGGCAAAGCGGTCAGAGTAGAACTGCATATCGTCTTGGCTTACCTCTTCGGTAGCTTCAGGGATAGATAGGTCATCTGAAGATTCTTCAGTTTTCTCCCCTCCTAACTTAGACTCTAGCTCGTTATAAGCCTTAGCCATATCTTCAGGAGAGTTAAACTTCTCAGGAAGATAGTCAGGACGGTCTGTTGTTGCTTCTGTAGTTTCTACTTCAGCGGCTTGTTGTTCAGGACTTGATGCCCCTGTTTCCTCGAAAGGAACATTTACTGTTTCTGTTGCACCCATTATTGTTGCGCACCCTCTTGTGCTTGAATTTGAGCTTGAGTATTGGCTGAGTCAGAGACTGACTTCATAGCCTGTGGACCTAACTGCTGCATCATCTGCATCTGTTGGGCTTGTTGAGCTTCTTGTTGTAGCTCTTCCTGCGACTTGATTAGTCCCTTAGTATCAATGCCAAGTGCCGCCGCTCTGCGGTCTAGGTACTCTGACATATTAACGAACTGCTGTACAGCTTCAGGTCCAAGTATCTGTCCGATACCTGCAATGAAGCTATCTAATTTGTTCAAGTCGTTACCTCTACCTAACGCTTCAATACCTGTCACCACCATTGGGTGAATCATATTCTTAGGCATCTTAGGTAAGCGTCCTGAAGATTGCATACGTTGCATGACAATCTTAACTAGGGGTAATTGGAACTCTTGTGACAGAACTGAGTAGATTCCTCCGAGCTGACGCTCGATGGCTTGCGTCACTAAACGTACTTCCTCAGCAGTTACTCTCTCCGCCTTGCGGATAGCTGCTTCAGTAAGCATGAATGCGTAGTTCAAGCGTTCTTGAATCTGATTGATAGTCTCAAAGGCTACACGGAAGTCAGCGTGTTTCTGTGTCTGTAGAACAGATACATCACCTGCCGAGCCGTCAATGATAGCACCGTTAGCCGCAGAGGCTATGCGAGACTTTCTTGTTGTGCCGTTCGGAGCTACTAAGAATAGTAACTTAGCTGACGCGGCTGAGCCTTCAACAATAGCTTGAGTCAATCCTTCAAGAGACTCTAAGTCTCCTAAGTATTCCTCGACATAACCACGACCATAATCCTCACCATCAATGCGGTTAAGGCGCAGAGCCAAGAATGGATTCTTATCTTTAGGGTAGGTGCCTTCAGAACCCCCCAAACGGATGCCGCCAATCTCTTGATACACTTCAACAGTTTTAGAATCAATGGTAGTTATGGAGGTATACAGGCTGACAGTATCAACGTCTGAGGGTGTTTCTGATGACTTGATATCTTCGGGTACTTGGTCTTTAGCTATATCTTCTTTAATTACGATACGCTCGACATTTCCCATCGGGTCTCGTGTAATCACGAAACGGTCTAAGTGGAACACTCTCATGTGTCCTTCCTTAGGTATTTGGAGTAGTACGTTACCTGAAACAATTAGGTGCTTCAGGGCTTCAAACAATCCTACTCGGAAGTTATTACCCTCAATCTCTTTATGGATATTACGTTCCATCTCAGAGAGTGCGGTGGCTACTTCAGTCTTTACCTGTTCAACACCTTCCATCTCTGCCTTCGCTTTCTCATCTAGTGCTAGACGGAAGAAGGGAGCGTTAGGTGGAAGTAAGCTCATCAGTAGCGCGGAGCTGAGGTTATTAACACCCCTCGCGCCTACGCTCTGATAAGGGGTCTTAAGCTTTTGACTTGACACATCTCCCTCTGCTGTTACAAGCGTTGGGATGGTTAGCTTTGAAGCCTCTCGCGCTCGGTCTAAGTATGGCGCACGGTTACCCTGCTGCTTCTCATACCATGCCTGTGCGGTTACTACGTCTACTTCAGGCATTAGCTAGGTATACTTAATCCCCTGCGTGGGATAACTAGAGAACCTTTACCTCGCCTACGTCTTCCAAACTCATCTGAACCTGCCGCTTCAGGATTTTCTACCTTACGGGCAAGCGGTTCAGGTGGCTTAGGAGCAGGTGGAGCCTCAGGAATCTCAGGCATCTTTGGTGCGCTACCCATACACATTAGAGTACAAACGCCCCAAGTAGTAAGCCTAAGGTAAACCAAAGGATAGTAGCGGCATTCTTTGTGCCGAAATCTTTAATATAAGTTGAAAAAGCTGACATAGTTATTTATCTAGAATAGACTCGTTCTGAATACGGTATATCTCAAGGAAGAGGTCTACCACAGACTGCCTTCCGACATTATACCATATCTCTCTGTCAGTATCTAGTAGAGAGGGTAATTCTTTTGGGATTAGTTCAACAAGTGCCTCGACTTGTTTTTTAGTTATATTAGGAAAAGACTCTTTATCCATTAGTTCATCTTCAATAAATGCTCTGAAATTAGTCCTTTACGGTCGAAGAAGCACATTCGCTGCATTGCTAGTCCTCCTTGAGCTAATTTTTCTCTAGCAAACTCGTTCCCTGACTCAGGGCTACCGCTTAGGAAGAAGTATACATCACGATTTAGTTCTCCTGATGCGTGAGTGTGGTGATGTCCAACGCTAAGGAACTTCCAATCCTCTATATTATGCGCCCACCCCATAGCTTTCTTGAATATTGCATTCACGTTGAAGGGGTTTCCACCTCCAACTTGGTCTCCGTGTACGCATAGGATGCCGTTGCCTGCTACTTTCTGTTTAACGTACCACGTTTCAGAAATGTCCCAAGACATATTCTTAACCCCCGCAACCTGACACATAAGTTTGGCAGTATTGTAAGATACCAAATCCCAATTTGTCTTTCTGCTATGTCCTCCTCCCTTAAAGCCTGAACGACCGTGGTTTCCATGAACTGCAGCCACTTTAATTTTAGGGACGAGAGGGGATAGTTTGGTAATGACATGAGTAATTAGCTTGGGTACTGACTTGACTGATTGTGTCCATAGGTCATCGTCAATCTCGAAGGGCTGCCCCGCGAAGATAGCCTCACCTTCTACCATATCACCCTGCAGGACGATATGTAGGACCTTGGGCTTCTCTTTACGGAGTAGTTCAGCCGCCTGATTGGTTAGCTGATGGATACGTCTAGCCGCTATCTTAGAGTTATAGGTCTCTGTCACCTTCCCTACCTGCCAATCCGAGAGACACAGCCACGCTTCAGGAGCGTTCCTAGGGCTTCTCTTGGTCTTTTTCTCTTTTCGTAGGGTCGGGGCAGGGTATAGCTTAACGCCTGCGAGAGCATCGTCTACGGCTTCCTGAATCAAAGCCTCTGTAGACTGCTGTTTAGATAACTTATTATACGCCTTGCGTACCTCAGATTTTAGACGTTTCATTTCAACTCTCATGTCTTCGACATTTTTGTTGAATTGTTCGGGGGTAATACCCATAGAGATTCGATTGAGTTATGGTATACTACAGGGGTGTAGTTCGCACATTATAACTATGAGTAACCCCGATATCAAGTCCCTTTTAGAAAAACTTCATGTAGACGTAGCCTCCGAGCTTTTAGACCGCATTGCTTCAGGCGAAGCAACGTCGGCTGAAATCTCTGTAGCTGTTAAGTTCTTGAAGGATAACGATGTGACTGTAGTAGTGGAAGAGAGTAAACCTATGCTAAACTTAGTTAAGGCTCTTCCCTTCACAGAAGCTAAAGAAGCGTAATGGAAATCCCTAAAGAGCTGAGGGACTTTAGGAATTTCGTATACATGGCATGGGAGCATTTAGGTCTCCCTGAGCCTACGCCTGTACAGTATGATATATCTGAATATCTCCAAGACGGTCCCCGAAGACAAATCATTCTTGCGTACCGCGGTGTAGGTAAGTCATACCTAACCTCTGCCTACGTTTGTTGGCGGCTATTACTAAACCCATCTCTAAACATCCTAGTGGTGTCAGCATCGAAGACTCGCTCGGATGACTTCTCTACCTTCACTCAACGTCTAATCAATGAGATGCCAATATTGGAGCAT